CTCTAGGAGCAACTTGGCCTATCCACCAATTGATACCAGTAAAACTGTCAGATCCTTCAAAGATACCTTGCATTAGTCGTCATATACTAGACATTCTGGTTCGTCAGGGTGCATATCACAAAATAGTTCTAAAGCATTAGGATCATGATGATCGCCTGCTTCGATTTCTTCTTTGTGATGCTCTGCATACTCTTCTAGTTCATGAAGTTCTTCCTTTGCATGTCTACGAGCTGCAGGGGAAATTGTAGGATCTTGAATTAGATTCTTGTCCTTTTCTATGTGATCTTCTATTGTTTTCATAATAGTACCTCCTTATACTATATTTATTTAAGCATCTCCAGGCGTGTCTCTTACAAGCCTAAGGTATGTATAACATTGTATACCATTATCACGGAAATGTACAGTATGTCTTAGATCCTTGATAAGGTAGAATCCAGATAACCATTCATCATTTCCTGCCATGGTTTTTATTAGTTTAACTGAGATTACATCACCAGCTTCTAATTGAATATTACATGGGATTGTAATTTTTAGAGAACGAGACAATAATGTTTCATATCTCATTCTAGATTGACTGATCACTTTGTGTGGATGATAGTCTCCCTCTCCTGAGTTAATTGTTCCATCGGTTCTTTGTGTAAAGTCAGTAATAGCCACTCTAGTAACTCTAGTGGGATTTTCATTAATATCATCATCAACTTCAACTAATTCCTCATCACCCAAATGAGCTTGTTTAGAATTTGATTTTGAAAATGGTTGTTCTTTAGTAACTTGAAGGGTATGTACATTAAAATAACTTCTATTTTCACCAAACATTGAGTTTTTCATTTGACTGATAATATCTTGATCATATTCAAAACTAGGATTGTATATGTCAAAATTAGGAGCATCTGATATAACATCATTTTGAATGTATGTAAAAACATCATCTTTTTTACCATCAGTTATCATTGTATCAATACTTTTAAAATTATATTTACTCTTGGTTTGCCAAAATAAAAATCCAACTCTATCACTTCCACCACCATCTTCGGGCATAGATGCAGATACGGCTCTTCTTGCTAACCAATATATTCCTTTAAATGGTCTCCAATAATTACCAAAGAATCCATCAGAGTTGGCAGTTTCTTCAACCTCCATCTCATCTCCACTAATCTTAAGGTTAGTTTTTAAAATATTTTCTACATGTGTACTAGCTTTCACTGTATTATCATATTTCTGTGTGAGTCTATTCTTTTCGTTTTCAATTACAACCTTTGAATTTAATCTAATTGTGAAAATATTAGATGTAGATATAGATTCATTTTGAATAAAAGATGTTAAAACTAAATCATCAAACTCCAGAGTACCACTCTGATGTTCAATTTCTATACTAACTTTTTCTGTACCACGTAATTTAAGATCTGTCAGTGCATCTTCATTTGAAACAAGAACTATCTCAAATTCAAAATTAGGTTCAAAAATACTTTCATAGTAATCAATAGACAACACTGTCGTAATATTATCACCTAACTTGGCAATTTTTCCTTCTTTTCCAAGAATGGTTAAATCTCTTATAATTACGTTCTTAATATATGACATTAGGCTATTGGCGGATCTGTAAGAATAATGACTGTATTAGTTATCCCTGTATCTATATTTAACGAGGATAAATCTCGTGGTACATTAAGTTGTAATTGTTCAGCATCTTTTGTAAAAGGCATATCCTCTAATCTTAATCCCTTTTCTAATAAATTAAAGTCTTTTTTAGGAACAATATCTTTTAATTTAATTTTATATCCAGCATCTTTTAATTTATTAAAAATTTTAATTCTAGGATCAATACCTGTGGACAACTTACCAGATTTTATCTGTTGCAACATAAAATCACTAGGTTTAAAAGCATTCATTATGAACCTAAAAGTATCCTTAGATACTGGTGCTTTCATTGAAGAACCTCTAAGTAAACCAAGTTCTCTAAGTATTTTAGCTTGGAATTGGGGATTAGCTGGTTCTAGATAATTTGCAAAATTATTTCTAGTAAACTTATCATCTAATCCAAGAGTCTTATATAATTTACTCTTTGCAATATTACCTGATCTAAGTTGTTTTATTAGAGCACTACCACCAGCCAAGTTTCCCTCTGGAACAGTAGGAAACAAAGTTCTTTGTTTTTGAAAATTAATTACAGGTTCTTTGACAAATCTCTTTCTTCCTCTAATTCTTCTAGGTTGTATAACTTTCCCCGATGACTGAACTTCATCAATTAAATTTTCAGCTCTTATCTGACCTAATACTTCATTGCCTTTTCTTCTTATTATACCACTTCTAGACACTTCTGGAAAGATTTTATAAGGAATTGTATTACCAGTTGTGACTTTGTTGGATGGTATTACAAGATTTTTATTACTTTGTGTAATTGGAACAATTTGTTTTTCGGTTACTTTTGGGGGAAATTTCTTTTTTATTGGATTCTTAACAGTGTTACCACCGAAAATAATATCGTACATCCTTTTTAAGGGAGGCACTTTTGTCGTTGTTGCACCAGTAGTAACAACACTAGGCTTACTAAATGTTTTGACAACATTTCTTCCAATTTTAAATTGTGATCCTAAAAATGCAAGATTTCTAGCCTGAGTTGCAGCTTTCTGTAACCTTGGTCTTTTGACTTTTGTTTTGACTCCACCACCAGAAGGTAAGAATAATGGTAATCTTGGACGTTTTCTTCCAGTTTTTCTTTTGTATTCTGCAGCCTCTCCAAATAGAACCCCTGCAGTTCCAGGCATACTTGGTATACGTGGAATAGTTCTCCTTAATCTATTATTGAGAACTTCTATCTTAGTTAAATCTTTACTAAGTAAAATATTTTTATTTTTTATTACATTTACAAGGTTAGCAGTTGTATTCTTAGTCTCTGTAAGTTTAACTCTTAATGATTCAACTTCTTTTGAAGATTGACCAGCAGGGACATTAAAGGGATCCGCTGGCATCAAATCTCTTATAGGATTAAATTTAGCCATTAGACACTCCTCACAAATCCTTCATATGGTGAAAATCTACGTTGTGGATCTAACTCTATGATGGCCGAATCTAGTTGACTTGAAGAACTACTAGGATCAGTATCACTACTTGCAATCTCTTTAGCTGTGCGAAGATCAATTATTTGGGTTGAACCAGACGTAGATTCCAAAGGTGCTGATGTAATATTATTAGGACTTATGTTTACATTTGATGCCACTAAATCAGGGGTGTTAACAATACTACTACTCAAATCTAACGTATTTTTCTTATCTCTTATTATTTGTTGTCTTCTTTCAAATTTCTGTTTCTCAGTCAAACGTTCAGAATTAACAACCACACCAGCATCTGGACTTTGACCATAAGTATCAGCACCAAGAATTGATATGTCATCCTCTAATCCTTCTATATAATTTTCTGGAGTTGATGCATCATTAACAACTGGAAAATTATTTTCCACATCCTCTGGATTGAAATCATCACTATAACCATATTTGTCTACAAGATCCTGGCCAAAAAGTATGTTATCATCTTCAGGAATATCATCTTCTCCACCCTCATCACCTAAAAGACCTGCAGCAGCTTCCAATCCTATTGATAATAAAAGAGCATTAGCTAGATCCTTTGATAAATTACCTGTCTTATTTTGAATTTTTGTTTGTTGTTTTGATATTAAATTAGATATTGCTCTTTGAGTTCTAGTTTGAGATCTGGTTTTACCTTTTTTAGCTAAACTATTTTCTAAATCATCTATCAATTCTTTTCTATATGCACTCTCTATACCTGAACTAGCCAACATCGCTGACCCTATTGCTTCTAAATTTTTGTTTATCTTATCTATTTCTTGTCGTACACCTTCTAAACCACCTTGAGTTACATCCGTATTATCTATATTTGGTACTATCGTATTACCTAAGGCCAATCCCTGACTTGATGCGATATCATCTAAAACAGATTGATTTGTAGGCACAATATCTGGAGCATCATCTAGTCTTTTATCACGACCTCCAAGAAATCTCAAAGCACCTCCCTGACTAGGTGCTCCATCTCTCATATTCCTAATCCTATTGTTTAAACCTAAATTATCTCTGTTTACTTCTGTTGTTTTTCCAAAAACTCTTCTGTTTATAAAATTACCTATAAAACCACCAGTAAGAAAGTTAGCCAACTCTGCAATAAGATAGGCATTAAGAGCCTTATTTGCAACACCTAATGCACCAGTTACAATAAGAGGTAATGCCATTATCCTAATCCTTGTTGTTGTTGATGTTTCATCTTCTCAGCATCTAAGTAATTTCTTAATAGATTGACATAAATGTCTCGTTCCCAAGGCAACATATTTTCAATCTCAGTTAAACTGTATTTATGGTATTGTATCAAAGAAAATGTTAATTCATAGTATGACTCTGCACTCAAATGAGCCATACTTAACCGAAAAAACTTGCCAGGCCCTCCAGTGTGACTGTTGACTTGACTTTAGTTTTAGGGTTTTCAACTTCAATGTCATGTGATAACTTAGGCATTGTATCAAAGAATTTTTCAACTTCCTTAAATTGAATTGAATTTAACTTCTCAACAAAATCAAGTAATTCTTTTTTGGTACAATCTTTAGACTCCCAAGCTTCATCTTCACTATAGACCATATCAATACAGGAAGATATGATATCAAAACTATTGTCTTTACCATCTTCAAAGTTAAAATTCTCATCAATGAATTGATCCAAAGATGGATACTTTAGTCTCATTGTATAAGTATCATCTAATTTGATATCAGGATTATGATCCTTACTCTTTTTAATTAATATCTCATCGATATAGATCTGTTTATTTACTTTAGTTTCACCATCATCAGGACAAGTAACTACAAGGTCGATACTCTCTCCTATAGATCGAGAACGAATATTTAAAAACAGATATTCTATGTCAAAGGTTGGTAATTCATCAATTTTAACACCTTTAGTTAAAATACAACTTTTCAAAACGTCTTTTATAGCTCTAGAAATATCCTTCATGGAGTTACTTTCTATTGCAAGTATAAGAATCTTTTCTTCTTTAACTAAAAACGGTCTATATTTAATTTTCTTACCATTTGATGGTAAAGTTAACTCATAAGAAGGCGTAACAATCGTTGGTAATGGCATAACTATTCACTTCAGTATCTTTATTTAGAAGGGGAAAAAGAACTGTCCATACTGAGACTTCTCTATGTTTTCTTTAACTGTATCTGAATTTCTTCCTTGATCATAGAAGGGTAAGAAAGGTGATTGACCACCTTCTCCTGTTAAAAATTCACCACTAAGGAAATTAGGGAAGCTAGTATCATCAAATGATTGTGTGTAATCGAATTGATCAACAGACAAGGAAGAGGAATCAACAGTTGTATCATCATCACTTGTATTATTATTATTGTTGTTATTGACAGTTGGATTACTAAATTTATCGTATTGACCTAACCAAGGATCAAATGAATCAGAATATCCTTTCCAACCAGATCTAATCATACCTTTGGTAACATTTTCAACAACATATCTCTCATATCTAAAAGTTACGTTTAACTTCAATACTGATCCAGAATCATAGTTCACTGGTATTGATGACATTGATAATGGCCATGACCTAACAAAACAATAGTATATGTAAGCACCACCTCTTCTAAAATAATCCTTATTAAATTTAACCACACTCATATTACATTTATATTTTTTCGGATAATTCAAAGTCATAACTTGATTACTTGCCTTACCATCAACATTACCATGAAGAGGATTTATTAACTGTAGCCAAGCTTCAAAATATTTTAAGACTCTATAATTTCTATCTACCATGAAGGTTATGGTCACATCATCATATATTCTTTTAAAAGGCATTCTTTCTGTAATTCCTTGTCTATCACCAGAAACTTCCACATCCGCAAAAGATGAGCCAGGCAATACTGCATCTGAAGCATATAATCCTAAATCTTCGTCTACAAATCTCCTTGGTATACCTATATGAGCAGCAGCATTGTACACATTCAAATTTGGTTCCATAAAAACTTGATATTTGTTGTCAAGAGCCACTGTCTGGAATCTTGATCTTATAGTATTAATCGGATAATACTTTGGTCTTCTTGACATATCTCTAAATAGATATCAGCTAGTTATTGCTTTTATTTATG